AGGATCTATTTTGCAACAACTAAACGATTTTATAAGAGGCGAGGAAGACTGCAAGAACGGTGTTCCTCACAAGTCAGGCCAAAGCCGTGCATACGATGCGGGCTATGACGAGCAGCGCAATAAATTTCAGGCGCCAAAGGACGGCCAAAATAATTACACAGGGAAATCAAAATGAGTAACGGTAAAGACATTTTAGTTACGGGGCCATCTTCAGAAGCAGCACTGCCAGCAACGCCTTCACGCCTTTTAGAGATGGCAGTATCTCAAAATGCCGACATAGATAAGCTTGAAAAGCTGATGGCAATGCAGGAGCGCTGGGAGGCTAACGAAGCCCGAAAAGCCTACGCAAAAGCTATCAGTGAATTCAGAAACGATTGCCCTCAGATTGCCAGAACGCGAGACGGTCACAATAATAAATATGCCGGATTGTCTGAAACACTGGAAATAATTCAGCCGGTCTTGAGCACTCACGGACTGTCTCACTCATGGAGGACGGAGCAGACAGATAGCCTGATAAGAGTTACCTGCTCGGTCTCCCATTTTTCCGGTCATACCGAGTCGACCTCTCTCGCGGCAGCTCCAGATACCTCAGGCAGCAAGCAGGCAATACAGGCTATCGGCTCAACAGTCGCTTACCTGGAGCGGTACACCCTTTATGCAATCCTTGGCTTGTCTTCTCGCGAGATGGATAACGACGGTGCAGAAGTATCTCAAGCGATAACAGAGGATCAAGCTATTAATCTAGCAGCCCTGATTCAAGATGTTGGGGCGGATAGCGATGCTTTTTTTAAATACATGGGTATCACCAGGCTGATGGATATGTATGCATCAAACTACGATAAAGCCGTCGCAGCGCTTGAAAGAAAGAGGACTAAAAAATGATTATTCTCGACGTTGAACAAGGCACAGAAGAATGGCTTGCAGCTCGCTGCGGAATCCCTACAGCATCATGCTTCGACAAGATTATAACGTCTACAGGGAAAGACTCTACGCAAGCATCAGGCTATATAAACAAGCTCTGTGCAGAATGGCTGATGGGAGGCCCTGAAGAGTCATTTAAGTCTGACTGGATGCAGCGCGGCAACGAGCTAGAACCTGAGGCGCGAGCGTTTTACGAGTTTGATTCTGACTGTAAAGTTAACGAGGTTGGGCTTGTATATCTTGACGATAAGAAGCTAATCGCATGCTCTCCCGACGGCCTCACTGAGAATGGCGGCCTTGAAATAAAATGCCCTTCTGCCTCTGTGCATGTGTCTTATCTTTTGGATCAGAAGCTGCCCACCTCCTACAAGCAACAAGTTCAAGCGTGCATGTGGATATGTCAAAAGGACCACTGGGATTTTGTCTCATACCATCCCGCCATGGAGCCACTAAAGATACGGGTAGACCGTGACGATGCATACATCGCTCAAATGGCGGCGGCACTAAATCGTTTCGTCGTACAGATGCTTGAGCAAAGAGAGAAATTGTCAAAATACAGGAGAAACGCCTAATGACTACGAAGGAACTGACAATAGCGTCAATCGAAGCAATGACTGCTGTTGAGTTATTTAAGGAAGATCGCATAGGCCCAATTCTTAACGCGATAAAAAAAGAAGTTTCTGCTGAGGTCCTGGATGCATCGACAGATAAAGGTCGAGAGCGAATTAAATCGTTGGCCTACAAGGTGGCGAAGACTAAAACCAAACTCGACAGCATGGGTAAAGATCTGGTGTCTGGATGGAAAAAGCAGGCATCAGAGGTAGACGCCCTCAGGAAAAAAGCCCGAGACAACCTAGACGCACTGAAAGAAGAAGTGCGCCGCCCTGTCACTGAATGGGAGCAAGCTGAGGAGGCTCGGGTTACTGGATTTTCTGACCGTATAGCAGCCATTGATTCCCTGGCTTACGGAGGAGCAGATGACTCCGAAGCCTTAAAAGTAAGATTGACGTCGGTAGAGCAAATCACCATTGATTCTTCATGGGATGAATTTGAAAGTCTCGCACAGCAAGCTAAAGACAAGGCACTTGCTGAGCTGACTGTCGCAATCTCAGCGGCAGAAAAAGCCGAAGCCGAGCAGCTCGAGCTCGAGCGATTACGTAGAGAAGATGCTGAGCGAAAAGAACAAGAGCGCATTGATCTTATTGCAAAAGAGGCAGCCGCTGAGGCTGAGTTAAAACTTATAGAGCAAAAGCGAAAGGCTGAGCAGGAAAGGCAGGAGGCTATTAAAAGGCAGGAGGCTCTTGAGAAAAAGGCCGAGGAAGAAAAAGCCCAAGCTGAAAGAGATCGCGTTGCAGCTGAAGAGCGCCACAAGAAAGAAGTTATCGCTGCTGCTGAGGCTGAAAAGCAGCGCATTGAGCAAGAGCGAGTCGACGCTGAGAATGAAACTAAAAGGCGCGAAGAAAACAAAGAACATTGCCGAAAGATTAACAACGCGGCGAAAGAGTGCCTCGTCACTGGCGGTCTCACTGAAGATCATGCGGAGTTAGCAGTAAAGCTTATCGCTCAAGGCATGGTCGCTAATGTAGCAATAAAGTATTAGGAGTAGGTATGAGCGACTTTCTATGTACGATTTGCAGTCACCCACTTAATGGCCTTCGTTGCGAAAACAGGTGGTGCAATGAAGAGCACTTTAGGTGTAAGTGCGGCGATTTCATGAGGCTTGGTGAGGCCTACGAGTACAGAGGCGCCTTAGCTTGCGTGAAGTGTATTGCTGAGGTTCGACAATCGCGAGAGCGAGAGCGGCAAGAGATCATATCAGAGGAAAACCGCAAAACTGAATTCGCAAGAGGTTTAGATTTTGGTAATAACGCAATAGGAAATGCGAACAGGAAAATCTTGCAGGCGAATAGAGAGGTAGCTGCTAAAGAGAGCGTGCGGCTTCGTGAATATGAAGACAAATTAATAAGGAAGGATTAGATAAATGAGTCGCAAAGGCGTTAACAAAGTAATCATCGTAGGCAACTGTGGGCAAGATCCAGAGTTAAAACCACTACCCAGTGGAGGTGCTGTCACTAATATATCCGTTGCAACATCCGAGTCATGGAAGGACAAGAATACAGGTGAGCAAAAAGAGCGTCCTGAATGGCACCGTGTGGTGTTCTTTAATCGCTTGGCAGAGATTGCCGGTGAATACCTTAAGAAGGGTTCAAAGGTTTATGTCGAAGGCTCACTGCGCACCCGCAAGTGGCAGGCTCAGGATGGCTCTGATCGCTATTCAACAGAGATTGTCGCCAGTGAAATGCAGATGCTAGACAGCAGAGGTCAAGATTCACAACAGAGTGCGGCTGCACCTCCATCGGCTGCCCAGCCGTCCGCACAGGGCAATTTCCAGCAACCTGATAACTTCGATCCAGATCAGGACATACCGTTTTAGGAGTAAGTAATGACAAGCACAATCGCGCTAACAGGCGGACAAATTGATAATGTTGATATTGATATAGGCTTAGGCCTCCTGATCGGAGAGGAAAAGCTTCGCGAGTATGAGAAGTATGTAGCTGAAAGCAGTAAAGAAACAATGAACAAGAAAGCCAGAGAATTGATTGAAGGCGCAGATAAATCGCTTGCCGTAGAGCATGAGTCAATAGGCGTTAGGTTAGATATTAACTGGGATGAGGAGGATGAATTTGGTGTATTTATTTCTTTTGAAGAAATAGCAAAAGAGCGACTTGATGCAGACCTTGAATTGAGCAAGATTGAAAGAACCGCACTACTGAAAATGATTAAGCAATGGAGTGGCGCCCCTAAGCCCCTACATACAGAGAGTAAATAGCTATGGGATTAGATGTAAGAGCATTAAAAAACGTAAAACTTATTATCGACCCAAGGGTTGGCGAGGCTGATGATTTGACACGAGTTTACCACGGCGATTTCGGTGAACAGTGCGGCGATTTAAAAGATGGCGGCTACTACGACTGTGAAGATGAAAATTGGTTTTGCCAGATGAGTTACGGGAGATACAGCTACTTTAGGAACGAGCTGGCAAAGATTGGCGGCTGGCCAGAATACAAGATCGATAAACCTGAATATAGCGACCCCGACTACGAAAATAAAAGCTTTTATCACAGACACCCCAATGTGGCTGCGATTTATAACTTTGACGGCGATGAGGTTAACGGCCCATTTGTAGAAGTTATCTGCTTTTCTGATTGCGAGGGTTTTATATGCGCAGATGTTTGCAAAAAATTACATCAAGATTTTTTAGACCACCAGGATAAAGCTGAAGAACTTCTAGACGGCACACCCGGCTTTATAGCGATGTATAACGGGTTGCGAGATGCTTTCGAGTTTGGCTCTCAGAACGGCTTCGTGAAGTACACCTAACCTTCCATACAGAGAGCAAATGATATGGACTATTTTGCACGCCGAAATGACTGCATCATACTTCGAGGCGACGAGGCAAAGGCCGCGCTAGATCCGATAATAAATGACGACAATGCTGTCCTTATTCACAAAGATGGAGATATTATTTTCCCGTTTCC